GGCCTGTTCCATAAGTTATCTCCATGGATATTGAATAACAGCCCTTTTAGGACTGACCTGCTGGTGTTTCAACAGGATTTGCATGATTCGGCGCTCACCATTCAGCAGCGCCAAGTCATTCACATCGATCCAATCCAAGTGCTGTTCTTCCTTGTAGCATCGGAATGCTCGGAACTTATGCAGGTATTGGAACTTATCGAATCCATACTGGGTGTGTAATTTATCCAGCCACTCGAACTTAAAATTAGAGCTGGTTAGCCAGTCTCTTTCATCACACACAACATCGTATTTGGGCTGTGGTTTACGCCCACGCTTTGTTTCGGTCATAGTTTTTCCGCTTGCTTCGTTAAGTGAATAATGAACTTGACCACTCCCGCTTCGCCATTGTGATAGGCCGCCTCATACTCGATGTTCTGCGAGTTGAAGTCAGTGCCGTTATCCATGACAAAGCGGTTGAGTAAGTCCTCCAGTACTTTAAAACCGTCTTCAGTAGAGAAGCACCGACTATACGCCTTTGCTAACTCTACTTGCTTCTCTCTTATTTCTGCCTTCTTTGCTTCAGCGTCTTTCTGGTTTACTTCTAATTGATCCCAGCTCATTCAACCGCCTGTTGTTGTGGTTGTTGTTGTCCCATCTGTGCAGCTTGAGCGCCAGCCTGGATGATCTGTTGCTTCTCAGATTCAGACCGTACTAACTCGCTAGACATACCAGTCTTCTCAGCCGCCCATGTACCAAAGTTTTCAGTCTTAAAGGCCATCATCACTTGCTCGGGGCCAGCAGTAGACAAGACAAACTGAACGGCTTGTTGTACAGCCATTAGGTCTTCTGAATCCTGAGCACGCGCTAATGGGCTAGTGAACTTGATGTCTACGTCTCTACCTTCTAACTGTAAAGGCGTGATCAATCCCCTGCGAGTCAGGATAGACACAACACGTTTGAGAATAGGTACAAGCACCTCGGTCTGCAATCGACCGAACGCAGAACCGATACGCTTGGCTAGCTCTCTAGCCTCAATCGCAATCTCGGTAGCAGAGCGGACAGGGCCAGCAGGATCACGCAAGTCATTAAACAGCGCCACCTTGATCGCGTTTTGCAATTCCATGATCTCGAACTGAGCCAGCTGTAGGTTAGCACCAGTGTCTAAACGCTGGATAGACGGGTTGCTTGTGTTGTTCGAACCTACGGGAATAACAATCCCTGGGCTGATAGTGATGTTGTATGGGTTGGTTACACCATCATCTGTGGCCGTATACATACCCGCTAGATCAATGGCGGCCTTTTGCAGTACAAACTCTTTCGCCTTATTCAACGAACGGACGTCAGGTAGGGTTTGCATAGCAGGGCCACGACCGCGAACCTCACCAGCCACCTTAGTGTATCGACCAGTCACCCAAGGCGAAGTAACGCCGAAGTCTTCAAACCATGAGATTGAATCTTCACCATCACACCAAAGCATACCGTAATAGCGCTTCATCTTCGGGCAGTACACAACGCCTTCATGCACCCCGACTTCGTTATCAGGTGAAGACTTGATCAGGTTAGCGATCTTCTCACTTGGCTCAAACCCTTTGTACATGCGCTCAAGTAATCGGGCTTTAACCTTCATTCTACGCCAATGGGTTTCAATCGTGCCGTATGGCCCTTCTTCAAAAGCAATACCCTTCTGTGGGATAGCGTGAAAGACAAAAGGCATATCGTCTTCATCGGTCTCATCTATCCGCAAAGTAGCAGTACCGACCAGCAGATCAAGTGCAGCCTCGTAGAACTGCGTGCCGAAGTTAGAACGGTTGATATAGTCAAAGACGATCTCAGCCTGGCTCTCTAGGTTCTCGCGTATATCGGTTTCGCTTACACCATAGTCACCAGTCTCTAACAGCTTGAGTACCTGTTCACTCGGTTGAAACGTAGCCCAACGCGCCCATATCGGTGCGATGTTCTCTTGTAACTTGCTCGCGCCCTGTTGAATAGCAGTCAGTGAAGTGGAATCGAATATGCGATCCATCTTCTTCTGGCCTTTATCTTCTCGGTCGAAAAGGTTTCGTTGAGGCAGGAAGTATTCGTACACGTCAGACAACTGCGTGTGCCACATGGCCTCGCTATCGAACGCCTTTTTCTCACGGGTTACGATGTCGTTAAACGACCCCAAGTGATCAGGTATTTGCATGATTTTTTACCTTTGCTGGCCACCCGAAGGCATAGAGAAACGACCACCGCCGAACATCGATGGGATGCTACCGACCATGGACGTACGGCCACCAGTAGCACCACCACCACCAGCAGTAGCACCACGTCCAGCAGCTTCAGCGCGTGTTCTAGGCGCACCACCTAGCAGACTGGCCTTGCCTAGTTTACCACGTGACATAGCGCGGAATCGGTCTTCTTGTTCCTCGATTTCTTTGTCGAGCATAATAGTTTGACGGCGCTCTACTGCTACCTCTTGTGCCGACTTCTTAGGTGCTTTTGGTTTACGCATAATTTTAATCCTTAAATGTTTCTAGCGAATTCTTTGTGAAGAGAGTTGCGTAGTTTTTCTGCAGCCCTTCCAGCTTCGTGCACATCATCAAACAAGCCGCCATGATACTTGCGCTTTTTGTATTGTATTCCAACCTGCCACTTGCCGTTTTGGTTTGAGAAATACACGCCTTTATACCCAGACGTGTTATTAGTACCTATTTTTTTATTGCATTGATTTTGAGACAACGAACATTCCCTTAAGTTGTCAATGCGATTATTTAACTTGTCGCCATCAATGTGATCTATGTAATCAGGCAGATATCCGTGATGCCACAAAAATACTAGTCGATGGCTCAGGTATACAGAGCCATTGATTGTTATCACCTCATATCCATTGCTTTTTGGCCTACCAGCCTTTGATCCAACAACAATCTTTCTGTTTGGCTTTTGTTTCCAAAACAGTTGGCCGTCTTGATAGTCGAATAACTCTCTTATCAGATCCTGCGCTAACTCTTTCACGGTTTCAGCCTCTTATAGAGTTGATAGGGTGTTAGGATCAAAGGGTCATTGATCCCTAGTATTTGTTTCGCATGGCCTACACATGTATTCAGCATGAATAGACTGCGTTTAATTTGCTTGCGTTCTGCCTTTACAACAATCACTTGCTCTAGTTTAAAGGGTTGGTCATCTAAAGTAAAAAGATCGAAGTACTGCTCAGTCTTGCCGTAGATGATCCAGCGCCCCCTATCAGGTATCAGCACATAACAATGCTGTATGACTGGATGCAGGAAAGGCGACCACCAGTGCCCGCTGTCCTCGGTAAAGACTATGTACACATCAGAAGACACTGAAAGCCACCCTCGCTGTTGTAGGACGATCAAAGCCCTGCGCCCTTGTCAGCGCCTGCCTACCTTCGCCTTCGCCCTGTAACGCGTATTCAAGAGCCTCCACGGGGTGCGAGTATTCGTTCTTGTCTGGCTCATCAGTGTACCGATCACCCGATACTTGTATGCGCCGATAGCAGAACCCACCTTGTAAGCCCTTGCGTATCATCCTAGCCTTGGGCAGTACATGAAACCTTGGCTTGCCATCCATGCAGTTTTCCTTCATGGGTATCTCAAGTGCAGCCCTTCGCATCGCAGGGTCGTTCGTGCTGGTCGGTGAACATGGGATACCAGCGGCCCTAATGATCTTGAAAGGCGTATCAGCGTTAGCCTGGTTCTTGTTGTCACCCGATGGATCGCCCCAGCCCTTGAACTTATGGTTCGGGTAATTAGCATCTATATAGCGTTTAAGCTGTGGTGCAAAGTCTACCGCACCCGAGTCAGTCAAACAGAACTCATCGAAGCATACCCACCTGCCCATACTTGTACGCTGTAGGAATGCGCAAGCAGGGGTTCGTCCAAAGTCAAAGCCGAGGATAATCGGGATATCAAGAGAAGGCGTGAAGTCTATGGGCTGGCAGTGTACCGAGTCCACATACATCGGGTGAACGGGTTTACCAGATGATACAAAGCCGTACTCATTCGCAAGGTTAACCTTGATCCAGTCATCGGTTTTACCTTGCAGGCCTCGGTGGTAGTAAGCAGTGGGCAAGTTATCTAAGTTCTCGGCATCGGGGTTGACACGCCATTGATCACCATCCTTATAAACACCGCCTGGTTGTCTGTGAAAAGCCCAGCCCTCGGGTCTTTCTTCCTCGGCCAGCTTGTAGTACCAATGATCCTCATCG